CAGGACGTTATCGACACAATGAATCCAACACAGAAAAAAGTACTTTACGCAATGGTAGGCCAGGCGATCGATGCTGCTGGCGATGATGAGGAAGGAGAAGACGATATGAGACATAATATCTTTGATAACGATTACGAAGAGGGCGCGCTTATGCATTCCATGGATGATATCCAGGATGCAATCAACGATGCTAAGACATATGGTTCTATGAAAGATGCATTTCTTGCACATGGAATCGACGATCTGAGAATTTCCGGTACCGAGACTTACGGTGTTAAAGGTATCTCAGCGCTGTTCCCGGATTCAAAAAATATTAACCCTGGTGCACCGGAATTCCTGAAGAGACCGACCGAGTGGGTTAGCGTTGTAATGGGTGGCGTAAAGCATACTCCGTTCAGCCGCGTTAAATCTATGTTCGCTGATATCACTGCTGATGCAGCTAGAGCAAAGGGTTATACCAAGGGTAAGAAGAAGGTAGAGGAAGTTATCTCCCTGCTTAAGAGACAGACTACCCCGACCACCATTTACAAGAAACAGAAGCTGGATCGTGATGACGTTATCGATATCACCGAGTTTGACATGATTCCTTGGCTGAAGGCTGAGATGAGAATGATGCTGGATGAGGAAATTGCACGTGCTATCCTGGTTGGTGATGGTCGTACCGTTGGTACAGACGACAAGGTTGATGAGAACTGCATCAGACCGATTTGGACCGATAATGATCTGTTTACCATTCGTAAGGACATGACCTTCACCAGCACCATGACTGATAACGACAAGGCTCGTATGATCATTCAGTCTGCTATCCGTGCTCGTAAGGATTATAAGGGATCTGGTAATCCAGTATTCTTCACTACCGAGGATACTCTGGCTACCCTGCTTCTGTTCGAGGATGCTAACGGTCGTCGTATCTATGAGTCTGAGGCTGCTGTTGCTTCCGCAATGCGTGTAAGCAAGATCGTTACTGTTCCGGTACTCGAGGGTCTGAAGACCTCCGATAACAAGGATCTGGTAGGTATTATCGTAAACCTGTCTGACTACAATGTAGGTGCAGATAAGGGCGGTGCTGTAAATCTGTTCGACGATTTCGATATCGATTACAACCAGATGAAGTATCTGATTGAGACTCGCTGCTCTGGAGCTCTGATTAAACCTTACTCTGCAATTGCTCTGCAGGCGGTTACTTCTAGCAGTTCTTCCAGCAGCTCTTCAGGCGCATCAGCAGGTTGATTAATTCAAAATGAGGGATAATCCATGAGATTTTGTGGTAAAATCGGATTCCTAATCACGAAGGAAGACCCCAATGATCCTGGTGTTTATGTACCGCAAATTGTGGAAAAGAAATACTTTGGAGATGTATTAAGAAAATCTGTTCAATGGAATAGATCAGATTCATTAAATGACGATCTCGTCGTTAATAAGTCTATATCTGTCGTTGCTGATAAATTCTTATACGATAATATCGGTGCCATGAAATACGTGGAATATATGGGCGTTAAATGGACTATCACTTCGATGGAACCAGAACGCCCTAGAATCACTCTTGAGGTTGGAGGCGTGTATAATGGCGAGTCGTAAAGAGCTTGATGCCGAGCTAAGAACTTTGCTTGGTTCTACCAATACATTCTTCCAGCCACCGGCATCGATAAAAATGAAATATCCGGCGTTTGTATATAGTTATGATACACCGTTAGTAGTGAATGCAGATAATAAAATCTACAACATCACAGATAGGTATTCTGTAACTTATATTGATACAAAGCTTGATATGGATAAAATTAAATCTATCATACAACACTTCCCAATGTGTAGTTTGAATAGAGCACCTTATGCGGTAAATGGATTATACCATGCCGTATTCACATTATATTATTAAGGAGGACATACTCATGTCAGCATTAACTTGGGGCGCTCTTGGCGCTAAAAAGTATGAGAACGGTGTAGAGCAGGTAGCATTATATCTGTTTAACAAATCCACCAAGAAGTACGACACCGGTTTTGCATGGAACGGTGTAGAGAAGATTTCCGAGTCTCCAGAGGGCGCGGACGCTTCTGATTTCTATGCAGATAACGTAAAGTACGCTACTCTTCGTGCAGCTGAGACTTTCGGTTGTACCATTGAGGCTTACACTTCTCCAAAGGAGTTTGATGCTTGTGACGGTCAGGCATCTCTGGCAACCGGCATTCGTATCGGTCAGCAGGAAAGAGCTACCTTTGGTCTGTCCTATATCACCAACAAGGGCGATGACGCTAATGGTCAGAACGGCGCTTACAGAATTCATCTGGTATATGGCGCAACAGCTTCTCCATCTTCTAAGGATTATAGCTCTGTAAATGATTCTCCGGATCTGGCTTCTTTCTCTTGGGAAGTAAAGACTACTCCGGTAGCAGTTACAAATCATAAGCCGACCGCAACACTTACGATCGACTCCGATGAAGTTGATGCAGATAAGCTTACAGCATTCCTCGCTATTCTTCATGGTACCACAGACGTAGAGCCAAAGCTTCCTACTCCGGACGAGGTTCTTGCACACTTCTCCGCTGCTTAATTCAATTATCATGCTGCTTAAGAGCCCTTTCTAAACGATTGGGCTCTTTTTATTGTAAAAAGAAAGGAAAATATTATGTATAAATATACTACTGAGTTTGAAGATTATAATGGCGTTACCAGAAAAGCAAATTGTCTGTTCAATATTTCACAGGCTGAGTTGCTTGAGATGCAGTTTGCTACTACTGGTGGTTTTAAAGAGCAGCTTCAGAAAATCCTCGATGAGAAGGATCAGGTGAAGATTATGGCCCGATTCAAAGAGATTATTCTGATGTCTTATGGTGAGCTGGATGATGATGGAATTCATTTCAAGAAATCCAAAGAAATCACCGAAAGTTTCACCCAGACGCCTATTTATAGTGAATTGTATGTAAAGCTGGCTACCGATGAGAAACTTGCAGGAGAGTTCATCAAGGGAATCCTCCCAAAGACAAATCAGAGTATCCCGGCACCGGCAATCGTTAAATAAGAAAGAAAGGCTGGTAGGGAATGTCTAAAGAAATCAGGGTCGAAGGCGGAATGCTTTGGGACCAGGTAAATGAAGTATTTGTGACTGTAAAGCCGCAAACACTAGTATTAGAACATTCTCTTCTATCCATAAGCAAATGGGAATCGAAATGGAAAGTCGCATACATTGATAATGAGAACATAACCGATGAAATGGCTATAGATTACATTAAATGTATGACGATTACGAAAAACGTAGATCCTATTATATATACATTGCTAACAGTGGAACAAACCAAAGAAATAGCAGAATACGTCAACGATAAGATGACTGCCACGTTCTTTGGAAAGCGTGATGAAGACGGCGGTCGAAAACGTATTATCACATCAGAGCTTATATACTGCTGGATGGCACAATGTCAAATACCGTTTGAGTGTGAGAGATGGCATCTAAACCGTTTGCTCACACTCATTCATGTTTGTAGCGAAGAGAATAAAGCACCGAAGAAGCATAAAAATGATCGTGCTTCTCGCGTTGCACGACAGAGTGAAATGAACCGAAGACGAAAGTTACAGGGTATTTAATTTTAATATAGGAATAAATTCAAAATGAAAGTTAATTTTAAGTCTAATAATAAATGGGAGAAGACCCGAAAGTATTTGGAACGTAATACGCATATAGCGATGGATGAACTTCTTAATCATTATGGTCAATTAGGCGTTGTCGCTCTACAGCAGGCTACTCCCAAGGACACGGGATTAACTGCTAATTCTTGGTATTATGAGATCGAGCATCCTAGCGATGGCGTTACGACGTTAACATGGTGTAATTCAAACATGGCCAAAGATGCAATACCGATCGCTCTATTGTTACAATACGGCCATGCGACGGGAAATGGCGGTTATGTTAAGGGAATAGATTATATTAACCCCGCATTACAGCCAGTATTCGAGGACATGGCACAATCACTCTTGAAGGAGGTAATGAAGAATTGAGTACAACTGTTGATAGTCGAATAGTGCAAGCCAAGTTCGACAATAAAGAGTTTGAAAAACATATTAGAGAATCGATCGATAGTTTAAACGACTTCGAGAAGTCTTTAAATATGAATGGTGCCTCTTCAGGACTTGATGAAGTGAGTAAAAGTATTAAAAAACTTTCCGACGATGTAGGATTCTTGGCAAATCGTTTCAGTGTCGTTGGCGAAGTAGTTCATGAATTCTGGTATAATATGGCGAATAAAGCTATATCGTTGGTTACCGGAAATATAAAGAAAACAAAGGATATGCTTCTTAGCATGTCTGATGTAAAGCAATATTCTGCAGGTTTTGATAAGTATGAAAAAATGATAGGGTCTTCAAAGACTATCATGAATAACACCAATGCTCCATTAGAAGTTGTAGATAAATACTTGTCCGAGTTAATGTGGTATGCGGATGAAACCTCGTATAGCTTTGCTGATATGACACAGTCACTATCGACGTTAACTGCTGCCGGTGGCGATATGGAGAATCTGGTTCCAATGATCGAGGGTATTGCCAATGCTACCGCATTTGCTGGAAAAGGATCTGCAGAGTTCTCAAGGTCGATCTACAATTTAAATCAGTCATATAATGCCGGCGCATTGCAGTATATGGACTGGAAATCTGTATCTCAGGCAGGTGTTGGGTCTCAGCAATTAATCGAATCGTTTATTAATGCTGGTAAAGCGCTTGGAACTCTTGATAGAAACGGGCGTACGGCAAAAGGGACGCTTGTTGACATTGGTAACTTTGGAGAAACGTTGAAAGAGAAATGGGCTACCAAAGATGTAATGGAAGCAGCTTTTGGCGAATTCTCCATATTCACGCAAGGTGTGAAAGCAGCGGTCGATGGTGATCTCGATAGTCTTATTCAGTATTTTGGAGGCATTGAGAAGCTTCCAACCGAAGTAAACAAAGCGTTTGGAAAAGCGGTAAAGAGCGTTAGTTTTAATGATATGCTCAACATCTTTGGAAGTATGGAAAAAATTCCTAAGTCGGTTGCTGAAAGCTTTAAAGATACAGACACGATCGCAATAGATAGTGTTGATACGTTAGTTAAGATATTTGGTGGTGTTGATAAAATACCAGACGAAATATACGCTTCATTCGCAGACGCTTATAGTGTCGCATCGGATGCCATCGAAGACCTGGAAGGTCATTTCGACAAGTTAGGCGTTAATGCGTTTAAATCAGCACAACAGTGCAAAACTTTAACTGATGTTATCGACGCTATTCGAGATGCAATTTCTACAAGTTGGACTAGATCATTCAAACTCATATTTGGCGACATCAACGAAGCTACCGAAATGTGGACGAACTTCTACGACGTCGTATATTCGATCGTAGGACCATTGACCGAAGCGAGAGAAGCGATGATCGAGTATTGGTCCGATATGGGCGGAAGAGCGATCATGCTGGAAGCTCTGTCTCAGGCTTGGAAAAACTTAACTAGAGTTTTAGAAGCGGTAAAGAAAGGTTGGCAGGATGTATTCCCTCCTGGAACGAACGAATTCTTACTAAGTTTAACTCAAAAATTCAATCAATTAACACATAGCATGATTCCTACAGGATCGACGTTAATGGAAATTCGGGACATCACGTCGTCAATTGTGTTAATTATCGAATCGGTAATGTCTATAACAGGTAGTTTATTCAGAATACTTAAACCGGGGTTAAGTGTACTAAATAAAGTATCTAAACTTGTATTACAGACGGTGGCGGCGTTAGCGTCATTAACCGCTAGTCTTCTTTCCACTGGAGATTCGCTGTCGTTCATAGCCGGAGTTATAGAAACTATCAAGACCGCATTAATGATTCTTGGCGGACTCATCGCTGGCGTAGGGCTCGCTCTTGGTGCTATTGCGATACAAGTAGCTCAGCTACCAATAATTCAAAATGGATTATTAATCCTGATGAACGTCCTACAAGCGGTTGGCGCCATTGGCGTCGGCGCTATCATGGGAATAGTAACGGGAATAGGTAAGTTAATCGATATCATTGGTAGCATCAAAGAAAAAGGATTTACTAATGTCTTTAAAGACATTGCTAATAGCATTAAGGATTTATTATATGTAATCAGTGGTAAAGACAGTACTGAAAAGACAAAGGGTGTTGTCGGCAATCTAAATGATATTTCAACCGCTGGCGAAGGAGCGGTGTCTTTCATAGACCGCATGAAGGGCATAATTGCGACACTCGCCGAAGCGATGCTTAATATATGGGATCTCACGGCAGATTTCAGAACCAAATTCCAACCACTAATCGACACCATTAAGGATCTATACAAGAATATGACATGGGGTGAAGTGGTAGGCGTTGGTTTTGCATTCGTAATCGCTCAGATTGCAATGTCGTTCAATGGTCTTCTTAAGTCATTAACAAAGCTCGCGTCGAGTATTACTAATGTGACGCGCGCCGTAAGCATCTTTGATTTTATAAACAATCTTAAAGATAACATTACTAAGTTAAATAAGACACTTGAAAAAGAAGTTATATTTAACGGTATTGTGAAAATAGCTGCAGCGGTTGCGATCATGGCGGCGGCCATTGGTATGCTGGCGTTAGTCGGTTTAATTGCTCCAGGTGAAGTTATAATCGCTACGGTCGCTATCTCTGCTTTGACCGTTTTAATTGGCGCGGTTGGTTACTTCATGGCGAAGGTTCAGAGCAGTCTTCCAAGCTCAAACTATGGCGGATTAGGCGTTACGTTAATAGGCATTGCTGGAATTATTCTTAGTGTGTCTATGTTGTTTGCGGTAATTCAGAGGATGGAACAGTTCGATATTGAAAAGGGCTCCCATGTTATTATCACCGCCACATTAGCTTTAGTTGGTGTCCTCTCTGCAATCGGAGCATTTGCTTGGTTTATCGGTAAGTACGGTAATGCGATATCTCCTCTCAATGCATTATCAATGGTGCTATTAACGCTCGCTATAAGTATTATTGCGACTCTTGGATTGGCATTGATCGCGGTTGCTACGAAACTTGGTAATGCCGGAGTTCTTTTGAATGCTGCCGTTACAATCGGTGTTGTATGTGCTGCTATTGCGGCTATCGTTTCAGCATCGTCTAAGTTAAACGTCAAAACATTCGCTTATACAATCGGCGTTCTTACTGGGTTGGCATTGGTCGCAAGTGCTATTGCCACATTTGGCGGTGCAGTATCAATTGAGGCATTCTCTAAAGCTAGAGATGTCTTGGTATCGATCGTTGCGGTATTAGGATTTTTACAGCTTATCGACGCGTTCTTACCAGTAGTAAGTACGGGTCTTATGCAAAATCTTGCGACCATGGCTGCTGTTATTGGCGTATCGTTGGTTGGTATCGCCTCCGCAATAGGAATCATGGCACATGTCATGACGAATTATTCAATCGAACAAATTGAAAATGGAATAGTAGTTCTTGTTGTTAGTTTCGCGGCAGTAATCGCAGCAATCGTCAAAATGAACAGCTTATTCCCGACCGTTCAGCCTGCGGTTAGTGGTATTATCAAGAACACTCTAAAAATAGTAGGTGCTACGTTATTAATGGGTGGCGCGTTGTTGGCCCTATCCGCGATCGCGGCATCTTCTCATGCGTCCATTGTTGCCGTTTCCGGAATGATGCTTGGAATGATCGCGTTTATTGGATTATATTTAGTATTCAGTGGAATAATGCGTGCCATAAACGTTACGGGAAATGAGTTTAACGGTATCGCTGCTATTGGTATAGGTGTTGCGGGTATTGCAGCAGCGTGTTTAATGCTCGACCAGATACGGAACGGGTATGGTAAAGCGCTTTTAGGAGCCGGTGCCATATTGATCGGTCTCGGCGCAGCATTTTATATTCTTGCTAAAAACATGCAAGGTATCGCATTCAATGCGGATGGATTACTTAAGACAGCAACTTCGGTTATGATCTTAGCACTAGCAGTGGACGCGTTGATTCCAGCAGTAGCGGTATTTGCGTTGTTCCCTATCGCTAACATATCGGCTAGTGCTCTTGCGGTAAGTCTTATACTTTGCTGTCTGGTGGATGCGTTAACTAGCATGGGTACGGCAGACATTAGTGCTGGTAAATTATACGGCGTTGCTGCCATGCTAACTGTGCTTGGACTTATCATGACTGGTATTGGTGCATTATTCCTTGGTGCTGGTGATAAGTGGTGGGTTGCCGGAGCTGGTGTATTGGCTGCGGTTATAGGACTGTCCTCTATATTCTTGGCAATGAAAAAATTCGTCTTTGAACCGTTGAAGGATTTAAAAGATGTAACGACTGCGGCCGGTATACTAGCAATGTTATCTGTATTTATGATATCTCTAGGTGGATGTCTTGCGTTGGTTGGAGCGTTAATCGGAAACAATAAATGGGCTGCAGCAGGCGTCGTAGGTGCTACTATAGGAATTGCGTTTATCCTTAATTCGTTGTCGAAGATTATCGAAAATGTTGGAAATATGCCAAACAACATGAGTACTGGTAAGATCGTAGCGTTTAACTTAACGCTGGCGGTTCTTATTGGCGCAGTAGAAGGCGGTTTGGCGTTATTGGTTACCGCGATGACTGGTACCGATTGGACTGCTGGCGTGGTTGCTGCTGGTGTGGTTGCTGGATTGTTATATGCTATATATCTATTCTCATCCGGAATTATGCAGGTCGCAGATGGTTTACAGGCAGGTACGTTGACAAAAGCCGCTGGAATGATGGCGATTATAGCAATATTCTTAGGAACGCTCCAGTTCTCAGTAGTACCGCTTCTAA